TGTTGGATTTGCGGAAAATCCTTTTAGAAATTTTAGAACTGAAGGAGATAAAGAATTTTTAGTAGATGCTATGAGGGCTAAAACAGGACCAGCATTTGACGATTTTAAAGAAGCAATCAACAACGGGTCAATTTTTTCGATTATTACAGCCAGAGGACATAATCCAAACACATTAAAACAAGGTGTATATAATTATATTATAGACGGATTTAACGGTATTGATAAAGACCAACTAGTTAAGAACTTAAAAAAATACAGAACGTTTGTCGATGAAGAAGATATGAGTGATGAAGAATTAATTAAATCTTATTTAGAGTTAAACAAATATCACCCCGTTTCTTTTGGAAATGAAGAAGGAGCCCAAAATCCTGAAGAAGGGAAAGTCCGTGCGATGGATGATTTTGTAAATTATATAAAAGCCATGTCAGCAGTATTAAATAAAAAGGCTTATTTAAAAAATGATATAAGTAATAAATTTATACCAGCAAAACCTACTATAGGATTTTCAGATGATGATATAAGAAATGTAGAAGTAATTAATAAACATTTTAAAGATAAACCAGATAATATAGTTAAGACTTATTCTACTGCTGGAGGAGCTAAAAAGGAAGTAAAATAAGAATACCATTTTTAAAAAATGAAGTAAAGAGAAAAATTTTTAAAAAGGATATATTTATCGTTATAAACATAGAAACAAAATTTAAATAATATGGCTGATTTACTGATGAAAATGCCGATTCCTTATGAACCGAAACGTCAAAACCGATTCATTTTAAGGTTTCCATCAAGCTTAGGAATTAATGAGTGGTTCGTAGAATCTACGGCTAGACCTCACATTACTATTACCTCAGTTCCAATTCCCTTTTTAAACACCTCTACTTATGTGGCAGGTAGATTTGAATGGCAAACGATTAACGTTGTCTTTAGAGACCCAATTGGTCCTTCAGCAGCTCAAGCACTTATGGAATGGGTTCGTCTACACGCCGAGTCAGTTACAGGTCGTATGGGTTATGCTGCAGGTTACAAAAAAGATATTGACCTTGAGATGTTAGACCCAACAGGTGTTGTTGTTGAGAAATGGATTTTATATGGTACATTCTTAACAGATGTTAACTTTAACAGCTTAGCGTACAATACAGATGGTTTAGCGACAATCGCAGCTACATTAAGAATGGACAGATGTGTGTTAGTTTACTAATACTATTTATAAAAAATTAATTACAATTATATTTAACCGTAAAGCACATAAACTTTACGGTTAATTTTTTATATGGATAATCAATCAAGAGAATACGGACAAGCGAACTTTTCCCTACCACACGATGTAGTACCACTACCATCTCAAGGGGTATTCTACAAAAACAAAAAGAAATCTATCAAGGTCGGTTATTTAACCGCAAATGATGAGAATGTATTATTAGCGGGAGGTGATGATATGACCCAAAATTTATTAAGGGCAAAAATTTACGAACCTGATTTACGTATTGAAGAAATGTTAGAGGGTGATGTTGAAGCCATCTTAATCTTCTTAAGAAACACCGCGTTTGGACCTGAAATGGAATTATCATTAACAGACCCAAGTACTAAAAAACCATTTCAAACAATGGTAAGACTTGATGAATTAACAATTCTCCAAGGACAACTACCAGGCGAAGATGGGACGTTTATGACAACATTACCAAAATCACAAACTACAATTAAATTAAAACCATTAACATATGGTGAAATTTTAGAAAACCAAAAAATTATTAACTCTTATCCACAAGGTAGAGTCGCTCCAAGAGCAACTCTTAGACTTCAAAAAGAAATTATTGAGGCTAATGGAACTACGGATAAAGGTGAAATTTCAAAATTAATTGAACAAATGCCAATCGCGGATTCAAAACATATCAGACAATTTATGGATGATAATGAACCGAGATTAGATATGAGAAGAGTTGTTATAGCCCCATCAGGAGAAAAACTAACAGTTAATGTTGGTTTTGGGGTGGACTTTTTTCGTCCTTTCTTCTGATTATAGGAAAGGTCAGCTCGATGAGTTCTATTATTTGAGTACTCTAATGAACATTTCTTACAACGATTTTTTAAATATGCCATTATTTATGAGAAAATATCTCTTAGATAAATGGATTGAAGAGCATAAAAAGGACTGAAAAATCAGTCCTTTTGTATTTATATAATATCTAATACAATCTAATAATGGCAAATGATGAAAAAAGTACGGTCCAACAGTTTATTGATGATGTAAACGCGCAGTTTAAAATCACAGGAACCGATTTTGCAGAAGCCACGGAAAGAATGACTTCATGGGCTCGTGAAATCAATAACGTATTTGGTCAAAGTAGAGCTAGAATTACAGAACTACAAACCGCGGTTGTTGATGCGGTTCCTAATGTTAATAGGTTAGGTGGTACAATTGATGACGTTGGAAAAGCGATAAGTGAAATTGCAATGGCGTCAAGAAGAAACGTTATTGCCAATAGTGAGGACATTGAAAAATTATACGCATCATCCAAAGTATTAGGTACAACAGTTGGAGAACTTGCGGAATCATTCCAAAACGTAGGTGTTGGTATTTCTCAAATAGGACCCGAATTAGAAAAATCTGTAAAGTATATTCAAAGTATTGGTGGAAACACCAAACAAGTAATGGACAGTGTTAGAAATAACATGGACCAAATGAACCGTTACCAATTTGAAGGTGGGGTTCAAGGATTAACTAAGATGGCGGCTCAAGCTTCAATGTTGAGGTTTGATATGTCCAATACATTTGCTTTAGCTGAAAAAGTATTATCACCTGAAGGTGCAATTGAAACCGCTGCGGCGTTCCAAAGATTGGGAGTATCCGCAGGGGCATTGGCAGACCCATTCCAATTGATGAACCAATCTATCAACGACCCGTCTGGTTTACAAGATAGTTTGGCGAACATATCAAAACAATTTACATATTTTGATGATAAAACTAAGACTTTTAAAATAAATCCACAAGGTGTTTTAACACTTAGGGAGATGGAAAAAGAGGCTGGATTGGCCCAAGGCTCTTTATCTAAAATGGGATTGGCGGCAGCAGAATTAGATAAGAGATTAAGTGATGTTAATAGAGCTGGACTTAAGTTTGGTAGTGAAGAAGACAAACAATATTTGGCAAACATTGCTAAAATGGGTGAGTCAGGTAAATATGAAGTTGAACTTAAAGATGGTGCTAAAAAAGAATTGGCGAATTTAAATCAAGATGAATTTGACGAGTTAATCAAAGCTCAGAAAGAACAACCTCAAACAATGGAAGAGATTGCTAGAGCTCAAATGTCAGTTTCTGAAATTATTAAAGGAGATGTAAGTGCCATTAGAAATGCTTTATTGGGTGGAGCGATTTCAAATAGAACATTCCTAAATGCGGGTGAAGGGGCTAGAAGAGGTGTTACAAATGTTACAGGTGCAGTATCAAAAGAAATGAGTTCAACTAAAGCGGTTAGAGATGAAGTTACGACAGCATTTAATGATTTTGGTAAATTAATTAAAGATATACAAAAAGATGGCAAACTTACCGATGCTGGTTCTGATTATTTAAACAGAGTTCAAAAACAAATGGATGACTCACAAGGAAAACTTAATACTTCAATAACCAAAATATTAGAGGACATACAAAAAAATTCAACAGATAAAACCGCTCTTGAAAGAGGTATTAAATCTGGTGCTGGAACACTTTTAGAATCAACTGGTAGAGGTAAAAAAGATAAAACAAAACCAATATCTTCTTTGATTGAAGGAAATAGAGGAGAACAAATACAAAATGAAGTAAGGGGTGTTGCAAGTCAATCATATAATCCAGGAAAAACACAAATAGATGTTGGAGGAGGAATTAAAGTGGATGTTAATTTTAGTAATCTACCATCAGATACATCACCGCAACAAAGAGAATTAATTACAAAGGCAATTATTGATGCATTTAACACTACTCAAGTACAAGACTATATGGTTAATGTTACTTCAAAGAATAATCCAACAAAGGCACCGACAGGAAAAGTGTTAAGTAAATAAATAAAAAATAGTCCTTAACCTATTTATTAATAAAGTTATTAATGGGAAGTCCTTTAGATTTTATAAATTCGGATGGTTTTAGAAAAAAGCTTATAACGAGGAATTTAACACCTTATGCAAAAGCTCCTAATAAACCTACGCCCCCATTTAATACAGAGTATATTCAATCAGATACTTCTGTTCAAGATAGTCCTGACCAATTAATAGACGAGCCAAGTTTTGCAAATAAATTATACCCTCTTAACCAATATGGTAATGAAGGTGGGTATGAACAAGTTCCTGACCCAGGTGGGTTAATGAATAGTAAATCAAATGAGGGGGAATATGGATTCCAAGATGCTCACATTGTTGACCAATCCTTACCTGAATCACAAAAGTGGAAACCGTTAAACGTATATTCTAATGGTTCTCAAGTACAGTTAGATAGTGCCGAGTTTTTTGGTTCATTAGATAAACCACAAACTACAAACAACTATAACAACCAACCATACCCAACAACTTTTGTACCGTCAACATACAGTCCTGTTTCAATTTTATTATCACCAGACCCGTCTGGAAGTAATGGTTTTGTAAGTCAGGATTCATTTATTGTTAAGTTAGGTGCTCAAACATTAAGAAAAGAGTTTGAAACAAGAATTGCTGCACAAATTAGAAAAGATACATTAGGTAGAGCTAATGTGTTGAATGTTAATAGTGGAACAGACCTTGTTAATATTTTAACAGGTACTGTACCATTAATTGAACCAAACTATACAATTACTGTAAGTGCCAATCCTATATTGGCGGCAACTAATTTTGCTTTAAGATTGGGTGGAAGTATATTACCTGTATCACCAATCCCTGGTTCTTATTGGGATGCAAGTATTAATACGGGACAACCTGGCACAATACAACAAACGTTATTAGGTAATCCTAAAAGTGTGGTTTCTAAGTTCTTTAATAAGTTATTAGGTGGTGGACAAACAGGTACTCAAATATTTTACAATAACACAGGTGCTGGTCAGAAGTCGTTGTTATTTAAAAACATTAATTACAACAAGTATAAGCCAAACTACGATAGAACTTTATTAAATAGACTTGGAGGGGCACTTGTCGGAGCTACAACAAACAACTCAAATTATTACGTCGGTTCAATCACTGCAGACCCATCAAGGGTGTTTTCTCCTGGTGGTGAGGTTCCTGTTAATCAATTTGGGCAAGAGCAACAAGACCCTGTTTATGGACCTTCTGAGCTAGCACAACTTTATGAAGGACCAAGTAAAGATATTAGATTGGGTGCTAACGGTCCTACTTATTCAAATGGTGGAGGTATTGAAGGTGGATTTACATGGGTGTCTCCAAAGTATAAGGGAAATGCTGGTAAGACAGTTGGTATTGGAGGTCTTATTGTAAACCAAGACGCTGATTTCAAACCATCATCATATAATTCAACAGAATCTACTGAAAGAACACTTAAAGGTGGTTCTATTTTAGAAAAGACACAAAGAATTATTGATAGTCAACCACAAGGTGGTAAGAGACTACAACACGTAGGAAATGCAATTGACCAAGTTAGTAAAGTATTCAACGATGGGTATAAAGAAATGACAAAGGGTTCAAGAGTATTGTCTTATGTTGGTTCATTAGGTAATGAAGTTGGTACTGAATATTGTAGAGTATTTGCCAAAGACATACCTTATTTACAATATAATGACCTACAAAAAACAGATGGTATTACAACTGAGGGAAGAAGATTCTCTGATTCTGTTTTAGATAAGACCTATAATTTAAACATTTACCCTAACAAACAAGAGGGAGGTAAAGATTCGACAAACCTTATTGGAAGTACTACTAATGCATATGCTAAAAAGTATATGTTCTCTTTGGAGAATTTAGCTTGGAGAACATCAAGTACACCAGGATTTACAGTTTCTGATTTGGCAATTTGTGAAAGAGGACCTAATGGTGGTAGAGTTATGTGGTTTGCGCCATATGGTTTAACATTTACCGAGAGCACTTCAACAAACTGGAATCAAAGTGATTTTTTAGGTAGACCTGAGCCAATATATACATATAAAAACACATCAAGAAGCGGCTCATTGTCGTGGAAAATAGTTGTTGACCATCCATCGGTATTGAACATTATTGTTAATAAAGTTTTAAATAATGAAACAAACAAGGCAAGAATTGATGGTATGTTAGATTCGTTCTTTGCAGGATGTTTAAAATATGATATATACGCATTGGCTAAAAAATATTATAACGTACCTCCAGGTGATTTATTCTTATTACAACAAGCTATTACAAGTAAGGAAATCACTAAAGAGCAATTACAATATAGTTTACAAACAATCCAATCAGGTAAAGATGGGGGTAAGGGACAAGATTCAAAATCAAATATACCATCAGACCCATTCCCAAAATATATTCAAACGGGATTCTACTATGGTAATGATTACCCTAAACCAAACACAACTATAAATTACACATCTGAGTATAATAGATATACGTCTGCAGACAACAAACAATATTATAGTAGTAAATCACCCTCAACTGCACAACAAACAGCCTCATTCTTTACAAATGTGGTTGAAGCAAACTATACAAGAGTACAAGAATTAGCTAATTTGATTGCAAAACAAATAAAAGAAAGTGACTCTGGTACGCTAACATTGTATTTTAATTCGAGTTGTTCGGCACCTGCTTCCGTAGATTATAACGTTCAATTATCAAAGAGAAGAATTGCTGCGGCAATTAAATATTTTACTGACAATCCTGTAACTAGTGAATTTGTTAAAGCATCACCCCAAAGATTAATCTTGGTTCCTGATAAAGCTTTAGGTGAAGAGGCACAAGTATTACAATATGATGAAAAAACTAAAGATTTTAAAACTGGTGCTAAAGTTATTTGTACCGATACTAATGCGAGCGCAGCAGGTGGAGATTCTGAAAAAGGAAATTCTACTCAAGTAG